TGCGTCTTGCCGCCGATACACGTGTGCCTTATTCCGTTGCTACGGTGTCTCCATCATCTCTGCATATTATTGTAGAAAACTCATCTAAGAAAGTTAAAGATGCAGTAGGACTTACCACTAATCAATATATAACCCCTGTCAGAGCATACACCTATGGAAAAGGCGGTGCAGTCCCAGACGCGAGTGCTGACTTTATAGCATTTGGCAGTAGTTTTATAAAAGGTGGTTTGCCAATCACTATCACGGCAGCAGGTGTCGCAACTGTATATGATGAAGTACAGGCACAGGACGTTCCTTTAGAATCCCTTCTACCCCCCACCGATGTTCCTGATGAGGATGAGCTATTACTACAGACCATGCAAGATGACATGCAAGCCGACGATACCACCGGCCCCTATTCCGATGATCCCTACGAAAAGGCGCAGGACGACGTACCAATAGTAATAAAAGAAGAAGAAGAAGAAGACGTGATAGAAGACCCTTTTGAGTTTGTTGATGACGACAAATGGCCGCTTAAGAATCTGGCCGATCTGTTCCCCTCTGAGAACCCAACCCCTTATTTAACCGGAGAAGCCCCTGATGTTTATGCAAAAGATGATCCCGCCGTCGCCGCCTCCTGGACTTGATGAAGAACCCCCGTTTGGATCTCTTCCAGAAGAAGTTGCCGATGATATCCCGGTGATGCTTTCTGAGGGAGAGTACGTCGTACCTGCCGACGTGGTTCGCTATTGGGGTCTCAAACATCTAGAAGAGATGCATACCCAGGCTAAGTGTGGTCTTATGTGTATGCAGATGGACGATCGTCTTCACACTGTTGATGATGATGATGCTGAAGACGACGATGACGATGATGATAATAGTGGGGCTGATTACGCTGGTTACGATGATGATGATAATGATGATGATGAGGTAGTTGAACGTATTGAGGTGTCAGCGTATGACGTAGGGTATGGCGACATAGACGACGAGATGGAGGAACTGGGCCTAGAGGACGAGGTGGACTTTGACGGTAAGGATGGCGATGGGGACACGCCCCCGTTGTACATGCGCCATGGGGGTGATGTAGGTGGCCATCGCGGTGGTGACGTGTCCGACTACATGAACAAAAGTAATGCCTTCGGCTTTGAGCCTACCTCCTCCGTGTCCCCGGACGTAGGTCCCCCGAGCAGAGATGTCAGCGACGTTGCACAGGGTCTTGTAGACACTGCCAGGGATGCGGCGACTAGGGATGCTACAGGGCTCCAGGACCGGATGTCTTTTGACGAAGCAACTAGAGGCGATTTTTCAGGCCTACCCGGGACCATCGCCAGCACTGCAGCGGGTGCCCTCTCCCCGCCGGGGATGTTTGGGGTGCTTGGCTCCATGTTTGGGCTAGGCCCATCTATACAATCCAAAGACATTGGGATCGAAATTAAGGGGCAGTCTTACACCATGAATTTAGGTGTGGGCCTCCCTGGAGTTTTCGGCCAAATGGCTGCGAAAGGATTAGCAGAGATAGCGGCTAAGGTGGCACGAAACGACCCTACGGTTTCTAAAAATGACATAGGCTTGGTTGACGGTCAGGTGGTGGGAATACAAAGAGGCATGGTCATGGGAGTGCCCACTGCCTCACTTCTCGGCACTGTCCCCACGAATATGACGGTGCAGGACTTTACTGATATGCAAGCACTGAGTTTGGGGAAGGTCCCGCGCACTGCCCCAGTAAATGAGTATGGCATACCCGACTTTGGCAAGGCTACGGATATGATTGGGACCAGCACTGACCCGGCTGATGGGACGACTACAGGATATGACCCCGCTACAGGATATGCTCATGGGCCTACTGGTGTATCTGCAACGAATACGATGACTGCCGCTACCCACGCGACCAATGCACAGCTCCGTGCACTGAATGTACACCGCTCGGCCTGGAATAAGATTGACATCCCCGCAGTCGCGGCCTTGAGGGAGAAGATGCGGGAAAAGGAGGCAAAAGACGAGGTAGCCAAAGCCGCCGTCGCCACCCAAGATGCGAAAGACTCAGACGATGTGAATGATCCCTACGGGTTTGGCTTGGAAACTTCTCAAACCGTTCCTCTGTCTCCGCAGGAACTGGATATAGATGCAATGCCAACCGAACCGGGGTCTGTTGATCCAGATCTCGGCAAGATAGGATTTAGCGTAATGGATATTGTAGGAGCACAAGAGACTGACGCCCCCGGCTGGGGATCAGTTGGACTGCCACAATTCAGTACGGATGTCGAGACCGCTCCCTTGGGACCCCCGACAGCGCCAAATTTAGGTCTCAGTTTTGGTAAACCCGGAAGCACGGACGACGAAGTGGCGGCTGAAGAACAGGACAGGGCCGATGCTGAAGCTGCTGAAAACGCCGAGGCGACGGAGGCGGCTGGATTAGGCCAAGACTCAGAGGCCCAAGGTGCAGATGCAGCAGCCGCCGAAGCCGAGGCCGAAGCCGAAGCCATGGGCCTCACCAGAGGCGGACTTATGGGAAAGGCACATAAGGGAGGACGGAAGCGTAGTAGAGGATACTGATAATAATAATAATAGTAGTAGACCAGACGGGCTACCCTATACCCCCTTCATGACGAAGGGCTACTAGAGGCCCCCAATAAGGAGACAACGTATGTCTGTAGAAAACGAAGTTGACGTAGACGAAAATAATGTCACCGGCCATGTAGTACAAGCCAAGCGCCGTTACCGCCGTGCAAAGGATGAAGAGAAAGACCTCAGAGAACTGATTGATGCGCGAGCGTCCAAAGACAATACGCTGTCTGAATACGACGAAGGAGATGACAACGACGGGGACATGGACGCCGAAGAATCGACCTTTAAGAAACGCTACGGGGATCTTCGTAGGCACATGCAAAACGTGCAGTCGGAGCATCGCAAGGAGATGCAGACGCTCGAAAAGAAAATGACGCGAATGGAAGGGGGCAATAAGTTTTCCCTACCAAAATCCGAGGCGGAAATTGCAGACTGGAGCAATAAGTATCCTGACGTTGCAAAGATGATGGAGTCCATCGCCCTAAAGAAATCGGGCGAAGTCTCGGCGAGCATGAAGAAGGAGATGGAGGGTCTCCAAGAAATGAAGAGGGAAGTCACCCGAGGGAAGGCTGAATCTGAGCTTCTTCAACTGCACCCAGATTACGATGCCATCAGGAAAGATCCTGTGTTCCATGAGTGGGCAGGTATTCAACCTAAGTGGGTACAGGACTCCCTCTATGAAAATGAAGACAACGCCCTGGCATGTGCTAAAGCCATCACTTTATATAAAGCGGAGACTCGTCAGCTCTCTTACAAATCCTCAGACAATTCAGCAGACGCCGCTCATAAAGTTAAAACAAAGAGTGGGACCCGAGTAAATACCGACGCCAGCGCAAAAGGTCGGTTTAAAGAGTCTCAGGTACAGGCCATGTCAGCATCTGAATATGATAGGAATGAGGACGCTATATCTAAATCTATTCAGAGTGGCTCCTTCATTTATGATCTTTCTGGAGCAGCACGGTAGAAAAGTGTTGACAAATGAAAAAGTATTAGTATAACTATATGTATAATTCAACAATGTGACTTGTCCCTGTATGTTTGCAGCCACACTCATTACATTGAAACATCCGTAGGTTAGACCACCATTCATTATGTGACCCCCAGCAGACCTGTACAGTCTCGCGGGATACTCACGCAAGGATGCCCTGAGCTTACATATATAAAAGCTATCAAAAGGAGATAACCAATGGCTTTTTCAACTGCCGGTGGTTACGGAAATCTTCCCAACGGTAACTTTTCGCCTGTAATTTACAGTAAAAAAGTTCAGTCGGCTTTCCGTAAAACCAGTATCGTAGAAGATATCACCAACAGTGATTACTTTGGTGAGATCGCTAATTTTGGTGATACCGTGCGTATCATTAAAGAACCTGAGATCACCGTTAAAGAGTATTCTCGTGGCACGACTGTTACGCCACAGGATCTCGATGATGAGGATTTCACCCTCGTTGTTGACAAGGCGAACTACTTTGCCTTTAAAGTTGACGACATCGAAGAGGCTCACTCCCATGTGAACTTTGAATCAATGGCTACTGATCGTGCGGGCTATCGCCTCAAGGACCAGTTTGACCAGGACGTTCTAGGTTACCTTTCGGGTTTCAAACAGACTACTCTTCATGGCGACAACGACACCGTTCGTGTTGCTGGTGACAAGGCAGGTACCGATCCGGTTTCTGCTGCTGCTAACGGCCTCCTAGCTTCTATGCTAGTTGCTCGTAACAGCTTTGTTTCCGCCGGTGCTTCTACTGACTCAATTGCCACGCATCCCGATGGTTCGACTGGTGAGGCTACTCCTCTTGGAGTTCTTAACCGGATGGCCCGTCTTCTTGATCAGCAGAATGTTGATCGCGATGGTCGTTGGTTGGTTGTTGATCCGGTCTTTCTGGAGCAACTAAACGACGAAAACTCGAAGCTCCTCAGTAACGACTACACCAGTGGCGATAAGGACATTCTTCGTAATGGCCGCGTCATGGATGGTCTTATCCGGGGCTTCCGCATCTACCTGTCCAACAATCTGCCCGTCGTCGGTACTGGCGCTGGCACTGTGGACACCAATGGTTCCGCGACTAACTACGGGGCCATTGTTGCCGGGCACGACTCGGCGGTTGCTACTGCTTCTCAAATTGAGAAGGTTGAAACTTATCGCGACAATGACAGCTTTGCTGACATCGTTCGTGGTATGCATCTGTATGGTCGCAAGGTTCTTCGTCCTGAAGCCCTGGTCCGCGCCCATTACAACATTGCGGCTTAAGGGAGGGCATAGATCATGTCTACTGTTACCACTCTCGCTTCGACCGTCCGCAATCCCGGCGCTCGTGGACGTAGTCCGTACTACGTTCAGAATGAAATCGACTTTGCTGCCGCTGTTACCGCTAAAGGTACTGCACTAGCTGCTGCCGATATCATTGAAGCACTTACGATCCCTGCCAACACGATGATTATGTCTGCTGGCATGGAATGTACCGTTATTCATACCGGTACTTCCACTGATTGCGCTCTTGACTTGGGCGTGACTGGTGGTGATCCAGACGCATTTGTCGATGCTTTTGACTTCGACGCTGCGGCGGCTGGTGCCTACGCGGTTCCTGCTGCACCTGGGTGTGCGATTGTACCGGCTGCGGCTGATACGCTCGACATTCTTATCCAGGCACAGACCGGTACTACCCTAACGGGTAAGATCCGCGTTTTTGCATGGCTGTCGAATGTTGACGACATTGGTGTTCTTGAAGCCAATGAAGTTACTCGCGACATCCTTGCTTAATAGTTATTGGGGTGGGGTGTAAAAACCTCACCCCTTTACTCTGGGAAGATTAATGGCAACCACTTTTATTACATTGGTTAACGATGCTCTGCGACGTTTGAATGAAGTCGAGGTAATAGCCGACGATTTTTCAAGCGTCCTTGGCTTTAGGGCACAGATAAAAGACGCGGTGAATGCTTCCTTGCATGAAATTTCTCAAAAAGAATATGGCTTTCCTTTTAATTACGGCACGGGTTCGTTGACCTTAGTGGCGGGGACTGAATCATATTCGTTGGCTTCCACTTTTAAAACTGCTGATTGGGATTCCTTTAGGATTAACTACGATGCTAGTGAGAACCATGCCGCACGTAAATTAAAGCAAATAAACTACGACACATATCTTATGCGATTCTTTGAGAGAGACAGTGCGTCGGCAGTAGGCGACCGCGAACAACCGTCCTACGTGTATAGAACCCCGGATAATAAGGCGGGATTTACTCCCGTCACGGATGATACGTACAGTGTCAGCTACGACTACTTTGCCTATCACACAGATCTGACCGCCTCTACCGACGCTATGACCGTCCCCGATGCGTATAAGCACGTAGTAGTGGATGGTGCTCTGTATCACGGCTATATGTTCAGGGACAACGTCCAACAGGCGTCCATAACTAAGGCCAAATTTGACGAGGGCATAGATCGTATGCGTACCCTCTTAATAAACAGATTTACGGATGTTCGTGACACTCGGGTAGGTAGACTCATAAATGTGCCACACGGTAACGCCTAATGCCTGACCAATATAGGGATGTCACGGTCCTATGTAAGGGTGGACTATTCAGGAACGAGGACGCCCTATCACTGGCGTCTACAAATCCTGGCGCGGCCATTCGTATGCTTAACTTCGAAGTGTCGCAGTTCGGTGGCTACCGTAGGATTAGCGGATTTGCCCCCTACGATGCTTCTAACACCACGGTACCCGGCCTAGGTACGGTACTCGGCGTCTGGATACACGGGGACACTGTCTATGCTGCAAGACGGAATATAGGAGATGCTACAGGCACTCTAGGCTCAGACCCTATAACAGTAACCAACGAGTCTACTACACTAACAATAGCTCACACTTCTCATGGTTTATCTGTAGGATCTTTTGTTACATTTTCTGGAGCAGCAGCCGTTGGCGGGTTAACAATTAACGGCGTTGAGATGGTTGTTGTTACAGTCACCTCTAATTCGTATACCGTTGTCTTTACATCAGCCGGAACTTCCTCTGCCTCTGGTGGCGGGGCGTCGGTAACTTACTCCTACAGCTACAACTATTTTATATATAAACATGTAGCAGGAGTAGGGTGGGGAAGTAACGTGGGGCCCACGGGGCGAGTGGCGCTTGGGGTAAAGAAATTAAGAGTATCTAATCATAACTTTACGGGGTCTGAAGTTACGGTCCTAGTGGATGGGATAAACCGCCCCGCTCGTCACAGCGGTACTACTTTTTCTGAGATATTCGACAAGCAGGGTACCGCTGCTGCAGATACTGAAACACAGCTATCTAATGCCTTTGATTCTGTAAATGGCGATGCTACTGTAACAGTAGATCACGTTGCGCATACTCTAGCCGTAGGCGATGTCGTTAGATATAGTGGAGTAAATGTTAATGTAGGTGGTGTCAGTATAAACGACACTAACTTTACCGTTGCTACTGTTGCCAGCGTTGATCTCTATACTTTTGAATTGGACAGTGCTTCTGGTGTCACTGGACAAACGAATGTTGGTGGGACGGCAATTAGCTTTTTCTACACCAGGGCCAATACGTCTACTGTTAAAGATATTGTAGCCGCAAAGTTTACTACTGACTTCAGTGACCATCAGTTCTTTGCAGGTATGTCGGGCACCCTTAACCATCTGGTGTTTAGTAAGCCCAGCAACGACCTAGATTACACGGGAGCTACTGCCGGGGTCATAAATGTTGGCTTCACTATCACCGGCCTAGCTAAGTTCCGTGAGTCCCTATACGTATTTGGTTCCGATAAGATAAAAAGATTAACAGGTAACGCTGCTACTGACTTTGCACTGGCGGAAGTAACTAGCAATATCGGATGCATAGCCTCGGACAGCATACTCGAAATTGGTGGTGACATCCTCTTCCTAGCATCCGATGGCATCCGACCTATTCAGGGTACCGCAAGGATTGGCGACATTGAGTTAGAGACCGTGTCTAAGCCTATTCAGCAGATTCTACAGGCACTTCCATCTCTATATGATCTCGATAATATGTCTTCAGTGGTTATTAGAAATAAAACTCAGTTTAGGTATTTCTTTCCTTCTACTTCGATAGCCAGTAGCGAAGGCATTATAGGTGGTCTTAGATTTGCAGATAGAAGAGCAGGTTGGGAATTTGGGGAGCTTCTAGGCATAAGAGCATATGTTGCGGCAAGCGGTCTGATAGATAAGCAGGAAGTGGTGGTACACGGGGACTCTGATGGGAAGGTACATAGGCAGGAGAGTGGAGATGACTTCAATGGCGCAGAAGTTGTATCTGTATACGCCACTCCTTTTCTGTATTTCGATAGCACTGAACGTAGAAAGGTGTTTCAAAAACTTTCTATCTTTACTCGCACGGAAGGTGTGTCAACTGTGAACTTGGGCATTAGGTACGATTGGGATGATCCAAACGTTTCTAATCCACTCACATACCCTATAGGTACAGCGGATGTGATGCTTAGATATGCGACTACTGGCGGGGAATACGACTCAACCTTCACCTTTGGTTCAATAAGCCCAGTTCTAGAAACACATATACAAGGATCGGCTAGGGCCATTTCGTTAGTTTTTACATCAATAGGAACCCAATCACCTTATAGCATCAGCGGGTTTTCTTTAACATATCAGGATGCGGGATACCGATAATGGCAGGATATACTAGACAGTCTTCAGCTCAAATTCTCCGTGGTGAAATTGTTAGTGCAGCACCTTTGAATGCTGAGTTCAACCAGAACTTCGCTGCGTTTAATAATGCCACCGGGCATAAGCATGATGGTACGGCTGCTGAAGGCCCACCTATCGATCGTATAGCTGATGCAGACCAATTAAATAAAGTTCTTGTTGACACATCTAATAACCAATTAGAATTCTACGTTCAGGTATTATCGGGTTCCGTTGAACAGATTAAAATCCAAGACGGTGCCATCGTACCGGTAACTGATTCTGATATTGATTTGGGGACTAGCACCCTAGAGTTTAAGGACTTGTATATCGATGGAACAGCTAACATCGACGCACTGGTGGCGGATACTGCTGATATTAACGCCGGCACAATTGACAATACGGCTATTGGAGGAGCTACTCCTTCAAGCGGTGCTTTCACTACAATCTCAGTTACTGGAGTTGTTTCCCTATCTGACGGGTCTGCTGGCGCACCTGCTCTAACAAATACAGGCGATGCTAACAATGGTCTGTACTTCAATGCTGCTGACGAGCTAACCTATACTTCTGCCGGTGTTGCCCAGGTTACCTTTAAGGATGGTGCTATCGTACCGGTAACTGATTCTGATATCGACTTGGGAACGTCTTCTCTAGAGTTTAAGGATGCGTACTTCGATGGTACGGTAACTACGGATGCTCTAGTTGCTGATACAGCTTCTTTTACCGGAGTAGTCTCAGTATCCGATGGATCTGCTAGTGCCCCGGCTATTACTAACACCGGTGATGCCAATAACGGTTTGTATTTCAACGCAGCAGATGAACTGACCTACACGTCGGCTGGCGTGGCACAGATAACTCTTAAAGACGGTGCTATTGTACCGGTATCTGATAACGACATTGACTTAGGTACTGCCTCTCTCGAATTTAAGAACCTTTATATTGACGGTACTGCCTACATGGATAGCGTAGATATCGCCGGTGGTTCCATCACAGGTATTACTACTCTTGCTGATCTAGGCAACGCTGTTCCCCTAACTTTTAGTACCACTACGACGGATTCAGACCCCGGTAGCGGTACTGTACGATTAGACAATGCTACTCAGAATGCTGCTACTACCTTTTACGTTGACGATGCAGATAGTAATGCTGCTGCTATAGCAACCTTTGTACAATCCCTTAGTGCTGGTAATAATCCTTCTGCTACTTTAGGTTTTGTAACTCTTCGTAAGCAATTTGCTCCTGAAGTATTTGCTACGTATAAAGTGACAGCGGTTGTAAATGCTACCGGCTACACAAAACTAACTGTAGTTAACCTAGCTGCTAGTGCAACTAATCCTTTCTCGGATGCAGACGGTGTTCTTCTGTCTATTGACCTTGCCGGTGATAAAGGTGATACAGGAGATATAGTTACAGGCGTAGTACAGGTTGCTAACGGCGGCACAGGTGTCACATCCTCTACAGGTACGGGATCGGTTGTTCTATCTACTAGCCCTACGCTTGTTACGCCTGCTCTTGGTACTCC